TATCCGATGGCTACGTTGTTATCACCCGTAGTCAAAGCCGTACCTGCTTCATCGCCCACAACCACATTAAAGTTGCCGCCTGAGGTGATTGAGTTACCTGCGTTGACACCTACACGGACGTTAGATGTGCCTGCGGATGCGGTAATGATGTCTGCACCGTCTGCAAAAGTTACGTCTGCTGCAAAGTTTACAGCGCCGTCTACGTCTACAGCGTCAAGGTTAGTCGTGCCATCTACGTCCAGGTCGCCTGATACAAAGAACGATGGGACAGACAGATCAGTAAACGCATCAACCATCGCAGCACCAGAGCCTGCACCATCGCTGTAGATGGCTTTAGTCTGACCGTTCAGGATGGTGATACTCGCGCCAGTGCCTTGGCTGATAATGATCGACTGCGATCCGCTGGTTGCGTTCTCAATAAACCACAGCTTGCTGACCGTGTTTGGCCCTATAGTGATGGTGCAAGTGCTATCAAGAGTGCCAGTGTATTTAAGAAACATGCTCCTGCCGGGATCAGTAGACCCATCGGCAATAGTAGTAGTGTGGGTATCAGCATTAGTCGTAATAGCTTCTGTACCAAAACTAAATGCCTCTGCAATTAATTCTAGATTAGTATTTGTACTGGTTCCCCAGGTGCCTGCCTCGTCGCCAGTGGCAATCTCTTTCAGGCGCAGATCGTTAACATAAGTTGCCATCTATCTTCTCCGACTTTTCGTCTTAGGCTTTGGCTTCTTCATAGACGCCACATGCTTCTTCAGCGTTTCAGCTTGCTTCTTGTGAGTTTTAGAAGCTTTCTCTAAACCCTTAATAACCTTTTTGACCCTTCGTACCATTAGGCTACCTCTTCCCAGTTCGCTGTTTGACTTGTTGATACAGCCGAGTAATTTGGTGTTTGACTATCCGATACAGCCGAATAGTTTGCCGTTTGACCTGGTATAACAAGGCCCCAAACATTTGTTGTGCCAGTTGCACCAGTAGCAGAAACGCCAGTAACAGCAACGACGGCACTGGCTGTAATCGATACTTCACCGACTCGACCATTTGCCTCGAACCCATTGACCGCAATATTGTTATCACACTTGAGCGTAACGGTGCCCAAAGCACTCGTTGCAGAAACGCCCGTGACGCTGACATCCGCATTTGCAGAAACCGATACAGACCCAACTGCTCCAGTTCCCGCCACACCTGTGAGAGATACCGTAACACCCGTTCCCTCAACGATAGATACGGAACCGACCGCCCCCGTTCCAGAAACGCCTGTGACAGAAACATCTGCGTTTGCGCTGACTGTGACCGATCCGACCTCACCGGTACCGGCCTGACCAGTAACTGTGACAGGGATCTCTTCATTCCACGCGCCTTCGCCCCAAGTGCCTCTACCCCAGCCATTGACGATTGCCATTTGTTAAGCAATGCGAATGATTGCGTTGCTTGCGTCGGCAGTGGGGAACTGGATTGTA